CGAACAGTGCGGCAGGGCTTGTACGTGCGGTGCTCTGGTAGATGCTGCCCACGGGAAAAGGATCCACGCTTTTCAAGCTTTTCAACAGCGCATCCACCTCGGCACGGGTGTAAAAGCTGCCACCCCTCATGGATTCGATCACGGCCTTCCACTGCTGCACCAGCGTGCCGGTGGGGATGCCATGCACACCATCCCGCATCACGCCGCAGACGGTCTCATCTGCGCGCGTGTCGTAGATGTCGGCGGCGGTAACGGCGGTGGAGCCTGCAGGGCGCTTGATCTCGGCAAGGCAGAGGTCGTAGATCAGCTCGGTGCGGGTGATGGCCGGGGCAGCAGGCCCGGCAGAATTCGGGACACCTTCCAGCACCTGCAGGCTGGTCTTTTTGGCGGCGGCATCGTAGCGCAGCACGATGCGGTCAATGCGGCTGCGTACAGGGTCCGCTTCGGTGAGCACCACGGTGGTGGGCTGCTCCATGATGATGCTGCGGCCCTTGAACCGCGCCGGGCGCACCCATGCCTGACCGGCGCTCACCTGCACGCTCAGGCCGCCCTGTGCCGTGACGGAGAAATCCTCCTCGGCGCTGTACACGCCGCTCAGGCGGGTGGCGAGGTAGCCCGAAGCGTCGTCGGCATCGTAGGTAATGCCGTTTTCGGGGTAAGTAATGATATCAGCCATAAAGTCCTCCTAAGTCTTGTGCCAGGTGGGCGTGCCCAGCCGGATGGTGCGGGTGGTGCCGCTGTCCTCGCTCTGGGTGATGATGTCGGCCACGCGCACCATGGCAGTGTAGCCCAGCTGGGGCAGGCTGGCGCTCAACACGTCGCCCACCTGCAGGGTGTCGTCGTCCACGTCAAACTCGATACTTCCGGTGCGCAGCTGGGCCAGAAGCTTTTCGCCGCCCCGGTCAGCCAGCTTTGCCAGATAGCTCTGGCTGGTGCTGGTCTCGTTTTTGTCCTCGTCCGGCTTGATGTCCCGGGCATCGATGTACATTTCCCGCCGGTCGGAGCCAGTGGCGTTTACATCGCCCACCCAAACGGTGGCGCGCTCGTTACCTTCGCCAGCGCCCTGCACAAGGGCCACGTTGGCGTAATCGGTATCGGAAAAGCTCCACCCGGAATTCAGCAGATTGCCCCACTGGGGGCTGTATCTGCGGTTCGGGTCGAAGGTGGGCCGGAAACACTCGAAGAGTAGCTTTTTCTTGCTGCCCTTGCCGTCCAGCACGATGCGGAACCCCAGATCACAGGCCTGCCCGATGGTCTTGCAGTAGTCGAACACCGTACCGCCGGAGGTCTGCTTTTCAAAGGTGGTGTCAAAGCCGTACTCGGTGCCCAGCTCAAGGCGGGGCCATGGCTTTGCGGCGCTCACAAGGCTGCGCATGGCGGCTTCGGCGTTCTGGTTCTTCACCGTCACAGCAGAGACGCGCTTTGTCAGCAGCCATGTTGCCGGGTAGCCGGACACCACAAGGTTTGCGTCCTCGTTCTGGTTGGCGCGGGAGCAGATGCGCATGGGGATGCGCGGGCTTTCGTCGCTGCGCACCAGCCAGCGGCCCTCCTGCAAAAGCTGCAGGTTCTCGGCGGTGGGACGCACCTCCAGCGTGAAGCTGCCCTCGGAGTAATAGGGGCTGTCCCAGTAAAAAGACACCCACACGTCCACCCAGCCCACGCGGGCAAGGGTGTCTGCGTCTAAAACGTCCAGTCTCATAGCGGTTCGGGCAGGATGCCCGCCTCCATCGGGTAAAAGCTCACGGATGCCTGCAGGTAGCCGGAGCCGTTCTCGGCCTGCATGGAGAGCATGTTATCGCCGGGCTGCAGCTCGGTGAGGGTGCTGTCCTCGTCCAGCTTTGCAAAGATGTTCTCGGTCACGCCTGCCCGGGTCAGGGTGCAGGCCAGCCGGTCAGAGGTGCTGCGGTAGATCTCCAGCGTCTCGTCCGGCTGCAGGGTCAGGTCAAAGCCGATGAAGGCTCCGGTCTGCAGATCCACCACCTTGGGGTGTGTCACCGGCATGTCGCACCGCAGGGTGGCCGTGAAGGGCACCGGAAGGCTGCCCTCGTTGCGCAGCACCGCCGCCGTGCCGTCCCGCTTGATGCCATAGATGTGGCTGTCGTAGCGGACGGGGAAACGGAATGCTTTCTCATACCCGCCCAGCACGCTGCTGACGGCGTTGAGGTCGTACCAGAAGGGCTTTTCGCTGTAGAGCATGAGCGAACAGCGCGGCTTCGGCGTGTAGCTGGAAAAGTATGGCGTTTTCTGCAGCACGAACCGGGTGAAATAGTGGTCGCCAAAGTACAGGGTGCCCTTGGTGAAGTAGTGCAGCTTTTTGCTGAAATCCCGGGCATTGTCCAGCGCATACGCGCCCCAGAACACCACATCGAGGGTGCGGGACATGCCGGAGACGCTCTGACCCTCCACGGTGTCGCCCACCTGATTGACACCCTGCGCGGTTTTCAAGTCCACGTCGATGCCGTTCAGCGGGTCGAGAAAGTAAGGTGTATCGTAGTCCCAGCCCAGATGCAGGACGGCACCGGCATCTGTCACGATCTTGAGATGATCCTTAAAAAGCACAGTGTCCTCCTTTCATCGCTTGCGGGCCTTGGCCTTGTCGGCTTCCCAGCGGGCTTCCCGCTGGAGGTCTGCCGCCGTCTGGGCCTTGCTGTAAATGTTCTGAGTGATGTTGGTATCGCCCTCGCGGTGGTAGCTGTTGGCAGCAGACACCACCTGTGCAGTGCCGGACGCGGCCACGGTGCTGCCCAGACGCATGTTGTCGGAAAGCACCAGCGCCCCCGCCTGCCGGATCATGTCGGCAAGGGCAGAGTTGGTCTTTTCCAGCGCCTTGGTGTTGGCGTTGATGGCATCTTCCAGACTGCCGGTGCCGGTGGTGATGTCCACGCTGCCCATGCCGCCGGAGCCGGACGAACCGCCGCCAGAGGAACCGCCGCCGTGGCTTACGTTCTTTTTGGAGCCGCCCATGCTGCCCACGATGGCCGCAATGGCAACGCCCAGCGCGACCGCTGCCGCTGCCACGATCAGGCCCATCGGGATGCCGAAAACGGTCGCGCTCAGCGCGGCGGAGATTGCGGTCAGCAGGCCTTCAAAGGCTGCACCGACCGCGCCGATCAGGGAAGCGACGCCCGCAAAAATGGTGGGGAAGCTGGACAGCAGACCGCCGCTCAGGCCCTGACTGATGGCAAGGGCCACATTGCTCAGCGGTGTTTTCAGCCCGCCGAAGATCTCTATCAGGGTAGAGCCGAGGCCCTGCGCCTGCTGCCAGACCTCAGAGAAGCCGCCGGTCAGCCCGTTCACGATCTGCCCGCCAAGGTCGATAGCTCCCTGCACCAGCTGATCGCGGGCACCGCCCAGCGCTTTGTTGAGCTTAGTCACGATGCCAAGGGCAAAATCATTGACCTGCTTCTTCTGGTCGGCAGTCAGACCGCCGTAGATGGTGCTCGCCACCCACTTGCCGATGCCCAGCCAGTCCTGATTCTTGACGGCGGTGTACAGATCATCGAAGGTGCCCAGAATGCCGGTATCTGCTTCGGTCTGCAGCTCCTTCCACAGGCCGTCAAAGTTGTCCGCGCTGGACTTTTTGATCTGCTCGGCCACCTGCACGGTGCCGTCTGCGGCGACGGTCTTGATCTTCTCCACCGTCACAAGGGCACCGTCCACCACGTCGTCGTAGACCTCGGTGATGACCTGCTTCTGGGTCTCAGTGCCGTCGGTCAGGGTCTCGGTGACGGTCTGGGTGGTGGTCTTGACCCCGTCTGCCAGCGTCTCGAAGGTGGAAGTGACCGTCTTGGCGGTCTCCCGCACAGTCTCCATGGTCTGCTTGACGGTCTTGGTGCCGTCCGCAGCCACCTCTGTGATGGTTTTGATGTCCTTCAGCACACCATCCACCATCTGCCGGGAAGTCTCGGTGATGACCTGCTTTTGCTGTGTCTTGCCGTTGGAGAGCGTTTCGGTGATGTTTTCGGTGGTGCGGGTGATCTTGCCGTCGATTTCGGTCGTGGTGTCCGAGATGGACTTGACGACTTCTGCGGCGGCCTGCTTCGTGGCCTTGCTGGCCTTCTTGGCTCCGCTGGTGATGGCCGGGTAGGGGTTCACGGCTGTCTGGCTCCCGGCACGGCTGCTGCCGTTGCCGGAGCTGCTTGTGCCCTTCGGGACCCATCCGTTGTCATCGTCCCATTCGAGGTCTTTGTGGGAGCTGTTCCACTGTTTCGCGTTCTTGCGCTTGTTATAGTTGTCCATGTAGCCGTTGTAGGCGGCATTGTAGGCGTCCTGTGCCGCACCGACACCGTTTTTCAGGTTTGCCAGTGCAGCCGCCGCGCCCCTGATTTTGGCGACCAGCTCATTGATCCAGTCCACCACCGTGCCGATGGCGTTCTGTGCGATCTTTTTCACAGACGCAAATGCGGAGTTGACGGCATTGCGGAAGGTCTCGCTGGTCTTATAGGCCGTCACGAGACCCGCTGCCAAAGCTGCAAGTAAAGACACTACAAGGCCGATGGGGTTCGCCTTGAGAACCGCGTTCAAACCTGCCTGCGCGACTGCAAGACCGGTCGCCCCGGCTTCGGCGGCTTGGTGGGCAGCGGTCATGGCCGTGGTTGCGGCAGTGTGAACCACTTCAATTGCAGTAGCGGCGGCTACATAGCCCTTGTATGTCAGGAATGCCGTTCCGGCAGCGGCCACAACAGCCGTTGCAATACCGATGGTCTCCTTGAGCTGGGCCATCTTCTCGTCGCTGTCGAGGAAGGAGACCACCACCTCGTTCAGCTTGACCACCAGCTCACCCAGAGCTGCAAACAGGCCGCTGGTCAGCTCACCGGTCAGGGCGCTGACATTATCCTTCAGGGTGGACATGCGCCCGCTGAAGGTCTGGCTGGCTTCCAGCATACCGTTGTAGAACTGCCCGCCCTGACTGGTGGCGGCTTCCACCGCCGCTTCCAGCTCGCTGAAGCTGACCTTGCCATCCGAGATGCGCTTGTACAGGTCGGACATGCTCTCGCCGGTGGCATCACAGATCTGGTTCAGCGGGTTGAAACCCGCATCGATCATCATGTTGACGTTTTCCAGCGTGACCTTCTGGGCGCTGGACATCTTGCCGTAGGCGCGGGTCAGGGTCTGCAGCTTCTCGGCGTTGCCCAGCGAGATATCACCCAGCCGCTGCAGCACACCGGTGGTGTCGTCTGCCGCAATGCCGAACTGCAGAAGGGTCTGGGTGCCGCTAGTCAGGTCATCCAGCGAGAAAGGCGTGGATGCCGCCATTTTGCGGATCTCGGAAAGCTTTGTGGCGGCGGCCTCCTCGCTGCCCAGCATGACCTTGAAGTTGGTCAGGTAGCTTTCCATGGTGGCGTTGTAATCCACACCGCTCTTGACCACCTCGGCCAGCTTGGACGATGCCTGTTTTGCAAAGTCCGCGATCATCTGCCCGGCGGCTACCGTCCACTTGCTGGTGCTTTTTTCCGCCGGGTCGCTGTTCAGCCTTACTTCGCCGGTGATGCTGAAATCTGCCACTGTGTCCACCTCTCTCCATTCCAAAAGAGCGCGGGCACAAGGGCACAGGCTGTTATAACTTGATCTCTACCTCCCGCTTACAGGCGGGATTTTTGCATTTTACCCACAGGCCATGGGCGGATGCGGCATTTTCTGCCCACACCGGCAGCGCCCGCCCGCAGTAGGGGCAGGGCACCGGGGCGCGGCTAATGTCGGAACCGCGCAAGGAACGCGGCATCGTGCTCTTCGACCGAAACGACACGGGCGGCACCCCCTCTCAGCTCCGGCGGCAGGGCAAAGCGCTCCTGCAGGTCGGCGTAGCGGTCGCGCATACTGCCCTCGTACTCGGACAGGTCCATGGTGCGCCAGCTCATGATCTTTGCCATGAGGGTATCCTCCGGCAGGGCGGCGAACAGCGCCCGGAACCGGAACCAGTGCACCTTTTCGCGGGTCAGGTCGATGCCGTAGGCCTGCTGGAATGCCGCCACGATGTAACCGGCATCACACTGGTAGTCGAAGGCAAGACCGGAAGAGGGCGCGGTACTGCTTTCAGCCGCGGCGCTTTCGGCTGCTTTTTCGCCCGCCTTATAAAACTCGATCATGTACCCGTAGGCGTCGATGATCTTCTGAGGGTCGTTCAGAAAACAGTGTGGGTCTTTGTAAAAACGCCAGAGGGCGCTGACCGCAAAACCGATGGGATCATCTCCTGTCTGGCCGCGCACATAGGTGTTGACCAGCCAGACCATGGGCCGAAAATCCGGGATGATCTCGTGTCCGTGCCACCGAGTTGGCAGCGCGTCCAGCAGCAGGTCAGACATGGCGCTCGGATGCCAGCTGCAGAGCGTACTCTGCCAGCTGCTGCATGGCATCGGGGTCGTCCCGCAGGGCATTCACAGCCTGCCGGGCATCGATCAGCTGGTCGGTCTTGCGGCGGGTCCCGATTTCCGTGTCCGGCCAGAAAGTGTTGGTCTGGGTGATAGGCTGCTGCGCCGGGCGGCTTGCCACCTGCGGGTGGAAACCCTCGCTGCGGGACACGGGTTTCTGCTTGCGCTGCTGCTTTGCCGCTGCGCGCCGCTGCTCCCGGTTCATGGGCTGGGAAGGCTTTGCGGCATAGCGCTGCTTCTCAGCGGAAAAGGCATTGCCCAGTTCCTCGATCACGTCATAGATGGGTGCCATGTAGTTTTCGTTAAGCCCCAGACGGTCGGACGAGCCTGCACCGAGGATCTCGTCGATGCAGTCCATGGCAATGCGTGCCTGTGCACGTGCATGGTCGCCCAGACGGATACTGCCGCGCCGGAACTGCTCCGACTCCTCGGCGCTCCTGCGCTGCATCCGCTCGTTGGCGTCCTCAAAGCGGTCAAGGTCGTTGGCGTTCATCAGGGAAAATTCAAATTCCTGTCCACAAATAACCATGTTCTGGCTCCTTTCAGTTGAGCCGTGCCCCGGTTCTGCCCCGGAGAAAACTAATCACGGCATAAAAGATCCCCGTTCCGGTGTGGAGCGGGGACTGTGTTTGAAAAAAATCAGCCCTTGACGGCCTTGGCAGGCTCAGCGGACTGGGTGGCGGGGTTGTAGTCAAACTCGTCCGGCGTGCCGATGGCCTTCACGTCGCAGGCAAAGGTGGCCTTGGAACCGGCTGCACCGCCTACGTCGCTGGTGACGATGATTGCAGCACTGCCTTTCTCGCCCTTGCCGGTGCGCAGGCTGAAATAAATGTAGGGCACAATCACATCGCTGCCGGTGCCGTACACGATCTTGTGGCTCAGCACAAAATCCTGAAAAGCATCGCCCACGCAGCGGTCGCCGTTGACGGCAAGGGTGCGCTGGGTGCCGGTCTTTTCGGTGACGTTGCCGGTACGGATGTACTGAGCATCCTCGGTGGTGGCGTTCAGGGAGCCGGAATGCTCCTTCACATGGTCGGCGCAGACGATCCACTGGCTTTCCTTGGTCTGGGTGCTCTCGATCTGGAACGCCAGCACAAAATCGTTCGCCGTCTCAATGCCGGTATACGACGCGCTGGGCGTGATGCCGGACTTGGTAATGGCTTCGGATACGGTCATATCAAAACTCCTTTCATTTTGGCATGTAGTAGGTCAGGCGCATTTGCAGCTGCATCTTACAGCTGCCCGCGCTGTTTGTGACGATGTAGCCGCTGTTCGTCACGGCAATGCCGGTGGGGGTTTTATTCCCGCCGCAGGCCGAGAGGTCGGGCAGGTTGTGCCGGGCGTCCTGCCGCATGACCCACTCGGTGAGCTGCTCGAAAAAGCCGCTGTTCTGGATGTTAACGGCATCCATCTCGCTGTACTCACGGCGGCTGAGGAAGAGGTAATTCTTCGCCATTTCCCAGCCGGAGATGTACTCGGTGATGATGGGGTCACCGGGGCTGTCCTCGATGGAAAAGGCGGTGGATTCTTCTTCCAGTCCGGCAATGCGGAAAGCCGCGCCGGTGGCTTCCTGCTCGTCGGCGATCAGCGGGCAGGTCTTGAGCCATGCCCGCAGGGCGGCAATGGTGGGCTTTACGGTTTCGCTCATAAGTGACCCATCCCTCCCCAGAATGTGGTGACGGCCCTTGCGCCGTAGAGTGCAAGATGCTCACCGATATCTGCCAGTGCCCGCTGACCCCAGTAGGAGCCGCGCAGGCCGGTCTCGCCATGCAGGCAAGTGCCCTGTTCGTGCAGGTAATACTGCCTGCGGGCATAGGGTGTATTGTACACCAGCAGACCTTCCTTAAAGTTGGATGCCTGATTGACGCTGTTCTTCAGCGTGCCGGTATCGAACGGCACATAGCTGTCAATCAGCTTGGCAGCTTCCTGTGCAAGGGCATATTGTGCCTTTTGCAGGGCGGCAGTCTTTTCGGCTCCAAAATCCGGCCGCCATTTCAGCTCCATCTGCACGCCGTCTGTCCGGTATTTCCAACCATCAGGCGGCTCAAAAACTGGCTTCGTTGACGGCGCAGCGGGGCCAAAGGGGATAATCTCGCTCATGGTGTCAGCTCCCTTCCACGTGCCAGTGGGGCAGCAGCGGCTCCCGGTCGACAGCCGCCGCTGTGCAGCACAGGTGCGTTTTTTCGAGTTTGGCGTACTCGGCTTCGGTCAAGGCAGGCACCGCGCCCTGCACCAGCTTCCAGCCGCGTTTCAGGGTCCAGTGCTTGGCCTTTTCGGCAGCAGGCAGCGCCGCCCACTGGGCGTAGGGCAGGTAGCCTGCCGTGCACACGCTGGCCGGGATGCGGATGTGGGTGGTGCGTTCCGGGTCCTTGGCGGTGCCATTGCCGGAGGTGGAGCGGCACTCCCGCCAGCTGCACGCCGGGAACACCCAGCACACCGGCCTGTCCATCTCGGTGGTGATATCGTGGATGAGGTTCACAACAGTAACGGCTGTCTGCATCACAAAATCCCCCTGTACAGCAGATCATGCGGGTCATTGCCCAGCGCGGTGCGGATGATCTCCGCCGCTTCCTGCCGGGTGGCGGCGCTCACGCTGCCGGTGCCAAAGGTGACGCTCCAGCCATCATTGCTGGCGCTGGATGCGCCCGGCACAGCGCCCACAGCAGATGCAGCGGCCAACAGTCCGATGATCTGCGTGCAGGCATCTGCCAGCGCTGCCCGGCAGGCCTCACACCCGGCGGCGTGGCTCTCGGCCCGGCCAAAGGTGGCGGCATCGATCATGCGGGAAGCACGGCTGCACAGCACACCGAAGGCCGCTTCCGGCACTGTACCGCCTGCAGCCGCATACTGGTCATAGGTGCAGTAGAGCATGGCCTTACGCCTCGATGCGCTTGATGTACAGGGTCTTGGGCTTGGACACCTTGATGCCGTACACCTTGCGCCCCTGCACAGCGGATGCGCCGATGTACTTGCCGGAGCCGCCCAGATCCTGCAGGTGCACCGTGGTCTGCCACTCCATGACGCGGTGGCACCAGTTGGGGTGGCCGCAGATGAACTCGGTGGTGGTTTTCTTGCTGGCCACGCGGGTGGTGTTCTCGAAATCCATGTTGTTGGACTCGTACACCGCAAAGCCCGCGATCTGACCCACTGCGCCGGTCTGCACCAGCTGCTGGGACAGATCGCCCTGCTTGATGAAGCGGTCGTCCTGCATGAGGAGCTCCAGATACTCGGGGCTGACGATCATCCAGCGGCCGGCCTGCGGCACGCCGTTGCGGCTCAGGGTGCGCTTTGCAGCCAGAGCCTCCTTGTAGGCGGTGGAAACGGTGCAGGCGGTCTTGGTGGCGCTGATGTTGGCACCCGCTGCGCCCTGCAGCGCCTCGATGGACTTTTTGTCGATGGACAGAGCCATGGAGTAGCCTGCGCTGTCCAGACGCTCGGCGGTGATGTCGTCGGGCACGGAAGCGGCGTCGAAGCCGTCGATGATCTCGTTCACGGCCTCGTCGTTGTCGATGTCCAGATCCAGATAGGTGGTGGTGCCGGCATCGGCATCCACGCCGTTTGCCTTGTCGTAGGCCTTGACGGCAACCTCAGTGTCGCGGACAGGAATCTTGACCTTACCGGCCTTGGGGCTGCCCTCGTAGCGGTTGTTGAAGATGGTATTGTCGCGGGTGACCAGAGTCGCACGCAGCTTTGCATCTACCAGAGCGGAATAACGCTCCTGACTTGCATGTGCCATAGGGATCTCCTTTCGTTGTTACAGGTTCAGTTCAGGGTTCAGGGATTTGAAAGCGGCTTCCACACCATCGCTCTCGTTGGCGGGCGGTGCACCGTGCTCGGCTCCGGTGGAGACCACGGCCACACCGGCTGTACCGTCCTCACCAAAGGCCCACGGATTCGCCTTGGCAGCATCGTCCAGTGCCTTTGCAATGTCGGTACTGCGGTCGGCAGAGCCTTTCAGGGCATCCAGATCCAGCAAAGCCCGCACTGCCTTGACGCTGCGGCCCTTCTTGCTCATGATGGCGGCATTCAGGGCGTTATCGAAGGCAAAGCCCTCGGCCTGCGCCTTCATGTCGGCCTTCAGCTTGGTGACCTGCTCCTGCAGGCCTGCCACGTCCACGCCGTCAAAGGCTTTCAGGCCGTCCTGTGCGGTCTTGAGCTGGGCGTTTGCGTTGTCCAGCTGGGTCTGCAGGGCCGTGGCGGCAGACTTCTCCCGGTTGATGTCTGCGCCGTTCTCCTGCATGATCCAGTTCAGCTGTTCGTCGGTGATGCCGGGGATCTTGTTCTTCACGTCTTCACGCTTCATGGTGGAAACTCCTTTCGTGTGTGAGACCTCAGTTTTTTACACTGTTCTCTGTCAGTATTCGGTCGTGGGCGGGGTACGCGCCGCCCGCCGCATGGCACCGTTTGCAGGACTCGAACCTGCCGCTTCCGGTTTTGGAGACCGGCGCTCTTCCGATATGAGCTAAAACGGCATGAAAAAAACCACTGTTGTGCCTTTTCGATAGCATACAGTGGTTAAAATAGGGCATTTCCATGAATGAAAGCTTACTTTTTGGGGTGCGGGTGCGGCGTGTATTTGTCGTCCTGCGCCTGCTGCACGGCGGATGCAATCATGAAGAACAGCCGGGCACCGTTCAGCAGAACAATCTCAAGCAGCGCGAGGATCATCAGAGTGATAAGAACTGTAGTAACCATAGTGTACCTCCTGAAAAATTGGCAAAAGAAAACCACCGTCCGGCTGGATGGTGGTTAATCCTTATTGGCAAGAGCTTTGAGGTATTCCCCATACAGACGCTTTTGTTCTGCACGCTCGGCATCAATTTCGGGAGTAGAAATAACCCCTCTGCCGGGGACTGTATGTGTACGCCGATATTCAGCAATGAGCGCATTTTCACGCCGGACGCTTTCCTTTGTGAGCTGGTCAATCTGTTCCAGAGTATAAATCATGTTCGCTTCTCCCTGTGATAACACTTCAAGCCAAGTCTGCGGCATGTTTCGTCAATAATGACATGCTGGATATTTTCTTCATAATCATCGAAGCCATACCCTCTGCTTTCCATTACGGCATTTCGCTCCTCACGAACTTCCTCACACACGGCTTCCCACTGCTCAAACGTGATATTTTCAGGTACAACAAAACGATAGCGGTATTTGTAGTCAACCGCTTCCATGACAGCAGTACCGTCAGCGAATGCGCCGGGGATATCTGCGTCTGTGCTAAAAGAATATTGCGTGGTTTTCGGTGGATGGGTGTGAATGTTGTAACTACCTTCCAGTTTACCACCCAGATACGAACAGTCAACCCCTCTGGGATTGTTGTCGGTCATATAATGTACTTCGCCATCTTTTGTAATGACCATCATATGCTCAACGTCAGATTTTGCATAGCCAGAACAGAACGAATTTTTAAGCGCGTCAACCTGTTTCGTGTTGGTCGTATCGACCTTTCCCAAAACTTTACGTACGGTTTTTCCATTCTGTCCAGATGCGCCGCCGCTTCCTCGTGTACTTTTAGCCTCAGGAAGCTCTGCCTTTCGCGCCTGTGCGCTTGCCCTGCCGGCTTCGCTCCTGCCGAACTTGGGCACGCTGGTGCGGGCGCTGTCCACACGGCCACCGGTGGCCTGTGCAAACTCTGCAAGGCTCTGGCGGGCCGCTTTCAGGCGCACAGCGCTGTCGGTGGGGTCCAGCCCGGCAGCATCCTCGGCCAGATACCGCTTTTTCCAGCGGCGGACGTTCCGCTCCCGGGCACGCTGCATCTGGGATATCTCGTAGGCGGTGTACTTTTTGCCGTTCCACTCGATGTTCCGGGCGTTCAGCTCCCGCAGCTGCTCCTGTGTCCATTGGGGCGGGTCGCCCAGCTCCGGGAACACCGCGAAAAGGGTGTGGGGGCAGTTCCAGCCGCAAAGGCCTGCGCCGGTGCCGTAGCCGGTGGCGGCTTCAAAATCCGGGTAGTGCCTGCCCTTGTAGTCCACCGCGCCGCCCCGGTGGAAGCGCCGTCCCTGCCACTCTGCATGAGAAGGACGGGCACCGCCGTGGGCGGTCGTCTCCACAAATTCGCAGCCCATTTCGTCCATGCGGGCTATCTGCAGCTTGCCAGTCGTCTGGTTCACACCGGTGAGCACGGCACGGCGGGCGGCCACCTCGATGCTGTCCTTGTGGCCGCTGGGGTATGTGACCATGGGCATGTCGTCTGCAAGGCTGTCCACAGCCTGTTTGACGGCGGTTTTGTAGTCGAAGGCACCGGTGCTCACCTTGAGCCATGCAGCGTCCAGCGTGCGCTCAAAGGCCCCTGTGACGGTGTTTGCCGTGGTGGCGGTCAGGTTCTGCCATGTGCCGCAGGTCTGCCGCGCGCCGGCATCCAGCAGGTTGTTCAGGGCGGCGTTCTCTTCAAAAGGGGGCGGCTCCATGTCGTAGTGGTAATAGATCGCATCCTCCCGCTCCATGGCTTCGGTGGCGGCCTGCAAAAGCAGCTTGCGGATGGCGGCCTCGCTCTTGCCGGTGTACTTCGCCAGCAGCTTCACCACGTCGTTGCGCAGCGCCTCGGTCTGCTGGTAGCGCCACAGCTGCCAGTTAGCAGTAGCGGTCACTTTGTCCATCTTGCCGATGCGCCGGGCAACGTCCTGCAGGATCTGTTCTTCGACCTGCTGCCAGAGCTGCACAAAGGCATCCGGCATCTGGTCGAGGTAAGACGGCGGCAGCATCAGGCACCCCCGAAGGTGAGGGCTTCAGGGCTGCGGTTCTCGGCATCCGCTTCGGCGGCAATGGCCTTGGCATCGTCCTCGCTGTAGCCCTCGAACTCCACCAGATACCGCCAGAAGGGGAACTTGCCTGCGGTAACGTAGCCCCAGTACATCTGCTTGCGCTCTTTGGGGTCAGAGATGATACTGTCGTCAAAGTCAAAGGTCACGTTGCAGTCGCCCGGCGGGGAAACGGCTGCGCCGCTGTTCCACTGGGCATCCAGCAGCTTGCTGATGGAGTATACCAGATCGGTCAGCGCATTGCCCAGCGCCCGCTGCAGATCCTTGACGGTAGTGTAGCTGCGCTGCTTGCTGCTCCTGATCTCCTCAGCGGTCTTGTCCACGTTCTGCGGGTCGGACAGGGTGCCGTAGGCAAGGCCGCACTGGAACTCCACCCGCTTGAGCATGGCATCCATCCCCCGACGATAACTTTCATCGCGCAGGGCAGGGGCAAACACCTCGTAGAGGTTCCGGCCATTGGCCCCGGAACTGCCGTTCAACCAGTTGCGGTAAAGGCGCTGCTCACGCTGCGGCATAACGCTCTCGCCGTTGATGTCGGGCCGAAGGGCGGTCTGGTCAACGTCAAGGGCCAGCTGCCCGCCGTCATACTCCCACAGCAGCCGCCCATACTGTTCATCGGTATCATGGATGGTGTCAACAGCAGCGGCATAGACGCTCACGCCCAGCGGGGAGTGCCGATCAGTGGAATTGCCGCTGGACACTCTGAAATAGCCCCAGAGCGGGCGGTCTACATCGGAGAACTCGGTGTGCGGCGAGATCGCGGCCCATTCCGGTACATCGGTCAGCGGCACCTCGATGCCGAGGTCTGTACTGGTCATTGAGCGGAACGCCTTGACCGTGATGCTGTACGTGCTGCCGGAAAACTCGTGATCTTCAAGACGAGTGTAAATGCGGTTGCCGCGCACCAGATGGTCATAAAAAATAGCCCCGGTCATGCGGCCAGAGCTGTCAAAGCGGGTAGGGCAGAAGCAATCCCCCTGCACAGCATCGATCTGGATGCGTCCCTCTGCATCGAGGAAGGGCCGGAACAGGATGCCGCCCAGCGCACAGCCGTATTCCACCGGGGTGCGCAGATCCGCAATGAAAGGCTGCAGCATGGTGTTGATGCTGTCGGCACGGGCACTGCCGGAAACAATGCATTCCATTTCAAGCGTGGTCAGACGGGCCAGCTCCGATGCAACACTCTGGGCCAGCTTCAGGCTGTGCAGAGCGTTCTTGCCGCCGTGGCACCACGGTCCGCCGGTATCGTACATCTGCGCCCACAGGATGATCGCATTCTCCATGCTGTAGGACACGCTGGCGCTGACAGTGGTATTTTCACCGAACAGCAGCCGTGCTTTCTCCCGCAGCCAGAAAAGCAGTCTGTCAAACATTACTTTCGTCTCCAATCTGCCCAGCGAATCAGCGGGGCCAGTATCGTATAGCAGAAATAGCGGATGTCGTCCATGGCGTGGTCGTTCTCCTTCACAACGCGGTCCTCTTTGGCTTTGTCGTCCCAAGAGTACAGGCCGAACTCCCGGCGGGATGCCGTGCAGCTTTCGTGGATAGTCACAAGCCCGGCCTGCATCAGGGATGCCACGCAGCGGATGCCGTTCAGCACGTCGTTGTCTGCAGGGATCACCAGATACTTGCCGTGCCGCCGGATGGTCTCAATGAAGGAAGCAGCGGACGGGTCAACCACCACCGCCTGAATGTAATAACCCTTGGTCAGGCGTTCCAGCTCGGCATAGTGCTCTTCGTCCGTGCGCTGCACACGCTCGGCACGGCTGTCAAAATAGCTTTCCTTGATTCGCAGGGCCTTGCCATCATGAATGACCCACAGGCCCATGCTGCAGGGATTGTGCGTGCCGTAGTCGATGGACACGTAAAACTGCCCGTCGATGTGGGAAGCATCACCGTGAAAGAGGTAGGTGTCCTGCCCGGCGGAGAAGAAAGGGTATACAAGGCCCTCGGCAGCTTTCCTTTTACCGAGGATATCACGGGCATACCAGACTGTGCTGCGGTCGTAGGTTGCAAGCACAGCCCGGAGCTGGTCGTCCGAAATGCTCATGTTATCGGCAATTGTGAAATGCCCATAGTTGAAGCCGTATTCTGGGTTCTCGTTCTGCTTCTTTTCGTGCAGATTCAGGATATTTTCATAGTACCAGTGACCCTCTGCCTTGGGGTTCAGGTCGTGAAATACCTTTCTGTCCGGGCTGGACAGGGTACGGTCGAATACTTCCTTAATGAAAGTTTCGCTGCATTCATTGGCTTCGGTGATGTACGCGGTGCCGTAGGTGTTGCCCTTGATCAGCTTTTCGTCACCGGCTTTGCCACCACCGGACACCAGCACCACCTTTTCACCGGTGGCAGTCTGGATGTACAGACAGTCGCGGTTCTGGTAGGTGCCCTCACGGCAGCGGCCCTCAAAATAGTTTTTCAGGCCGAAGCCGTCACAGTCCAGAATGTTCAGCCGGGCCGTTGCAGTTGATACGCCCGCAATGAGGTGTATCCTGCTGGGATGCTTTTCCAAGATGGTGCAGTAGGCCATAGTAATAAGCACGTTCTTGCCGCCGCGTTTGCCGCCCTCAGCCACATTGAACCAGTGGTCGAAGCAGTTCCAGAAGAAACGCATCTGGTTTTGTGAAAAAGGTGCAGGTATGTTCATGTCTCAAAGTCCTTGATGTCACGGTCAGGCACGGGCCGCTGCAGCAGATCTGCAAGCGTCTGCATGTCGTTATTCTGGGCTTCGGTCGTGTTCTCCTGCGGTTTGTCCTTCCACTTGTCTGGCTTCCGGTTTTTCAAATAAAAAATCTGGGCCGTGACGTTTGCAGGCACAACGACCTGTTCCTCTGCATACTCAATGCGTTCTTCTTCAAGCCGCTTTTTTCCATCCACCATGACCTTTTTCAGCTTGATGGGCTTTTTTACGATCACGGTGCGTGTCTTGCAGCTCTCGAACAGCTCATTTTCCACAATGTAATCAGCGTTTTCCCGCCCTACTTTTAAAGCGTCGGAAATGTCGGGAAATCGGCTTTTCCATTCATTCAGGGTATCGCGGTGGATTCCCATGTTCTGAGCTATCTGTTCCTGCGTCAGGCCGTCTCTAGCCCATCCACGAAGCAGCGTCAGCCCTTCCGGCTCTAACCACTGCTCATACTTACCTTTGCGGCCAATCGCAGATCACCTCATTTCAGACCAAAGGTCTCGTTCACATAGTCACGCTTCGTTTTGTAGACGTTGAGCATTTCGCTTTCAAAGCTTTCCCCTCTGAGCCTTCTGGAATTGGCTGTGTTCTGGTACAGCGACTGAAAGCACATCGCTGTACCGGTTTTCTGCATCTGAGGGGTCTTTGCGGGCTTCCCACCATGAAGCAGGTGGTTCAGGTTATACTCATTCACCTTGAATCCGGGAAGGTCAGAGACACCGCAGCAACAAAGGCTGTCTCCCAGTTCTCTTGTTCTGTTTTCTCCGCTGTAAAGAGCAAGGCCAAGTTCATGCGCCCTCTGCTTCAGCTTAAGAATATCGCCCTCGATCAGGGCTTTCGGATAGGTATAGTCTCCCGCAACCTTAACAAGGCCCGGTCTTTTGCTTGCAAACTTCATGCCCTCGACAATAACGCCGTAGGCACCAGCTGCCTTGAACTTTTCAAGGTTTTCGTAAACTTCTCCGTATACCTCATGCATGTACGGCTGAATCCTGACGGTCAGGCGCTTCACACTCGGAGCAACCTTTCTCGCAATTTCCAGACGTTCTTCAAACGATGGTGCGCCTTCTTCGAGCTTGTCATAGCTGCTGCACACCATGCTGATCTGCACAACGCAGTTGCACTTCTTCAGCAGTTCGAGATATTCAGGCTCTGCGATGATCCTTCCCTTTGTCGAAACAACAAAGGGGTATTTGGTTTCAGCAAAGACGCGCAGAGCGTTGTAGCTCATGCGGTAATAGCGCTCACAAGGCTGGAAAGGGTCGCTCACGCCCCCCCCCAGTGCAACGGAATATTCCAGTCACACCAGTTGGTCTCAGACGTTCGCTTTCCCTGAATCCAGCTCATGAGGGCTTTCACGCCTTCACCTTTCTGCACCTTGCTGATGTCATACTTTCCGTTCCGCTGCACAAAGCAGTATTTGCAGCCGTGCGTGCATCCCTTGTAGGTGTCGAAACGGATAGGCATATCGCACAACCAGCATTGCGACCCGCAGTTAGGCATCTTCATCCTCCATAACGCCGCGAATACAGTTCAAGATGGCTTTTTCAAGCGGCTCCTTCGTGTTCTCGCTGATGTATCCCTTGATTTCTTCCTCGCACTCAACGGGGAACGTGAAGGTCACGGAAAATTCTTTCTTTTCCGAAGCCTTTGTGAAACCGTCCTCCATAAGGCTGTCAATGTAGGATACGCCGGCATCATCGTCCTGCGGAATGTCAAAATCAAAGTCGAAGTCGCCAAAATCGACTTCAAGCAGCTCCCGTTCCAGCTTGGAAAAATCCCAGCCGGTCATTTCGCCGGTCTTGTTCGCCAGCAGGCGGTATTTCTGTTTCTGCTCTTCCGTCAGGCCGGTGTAGCGCACCACGTCGGCCATGTCCACATTGAGCTGCATCAACGCAAGGCGGCGGGTGTGACCGCTGAGAATGACGTTGTTTTCGTCAACCTCGATGGGATCGAGTGCGCTGCACTGCTTGATGCTCTCAGCGCAAGCGTCTACAGCTGCAGGGGAGATCACGCGCGGGTTGTTCTCATACGGCACCAGATCGGAGACCGGCATTTTCAGCAGTTCTTTCTGAATCATCTTTTTTCTCCAAATAAAAAGCCGCCCGGAAAACCGAACGGCAAAGATATCAAAAAATAAGCAGCACCCATGCATTCAGTTTGACGGACAGGCGTAAAACGGGCGGGTGCTGCTGCATCTGGAACTTTCGCGGCCAGATGCCCCGCTATGCTTTGCACAGCCGTCCCCCGACTGTACATTGCATGGCGCTCTGGGCAGGCCTTGAACCTGCAACCTACGGTTTTGGAGACCATCGCTCTGCCAATTGAGCTACCAGAGTAAAAAGCCGCCCTTGGAATCGAACCAGCCGTGTCTACACACACGCGCCGCGCTCCAAACTGCGCTCAGGCGGCAAATGGCGCGATATTGCGGAATCGAACCGCATCCCATCTCCCGGTTCGGTGGGGTGTCCATTTGCACATATCGCATAGATGCGCAGTCCGCGAAACGTGAAGAGAGAAAAATGCCTGCAAAGCCAAAAGGAGGAAAATTATCATGGGGGTTCGTTTCGGAGACTGCGTGTATCGGTTTGCCTTTCCGGCATTGCCGATGGTACTATTCAATCACTTTCGCACGGTTTCTGTACATACCGCGTACATACCGCGTACATACCCGAAGCTGTACAAAAAATCACGCGTTTTTTATGCACTTTCGTCAAAATCGCAAAAAGGTGTTGCTTCCCAGATCTCTGCAAGGGCTTCAAACCCTACTGTGATGGCTCTGGATGCCGTGTGTGCCTGTGCAAAGCCCACCTCAGCGGCGGCCTGCTCACGGGTCTTACCCTCAACATAACACAGGATGATGCACTTGCTGCGGCGGATGGATGCCGTGTCAGCATTCAGCAGATATGCCGTATCAATGGCCGCCTTCTGCATCTCCACATACTCGCACTTGAGGGCAGCCAGCTTTTCCTCTGCTTCCACAATGGCCGCGCCACCGTTCCCCACCTTGTCACTGGTTCCAGAACGACCAGGTGCAGCTGAAACGCTGGATGTGGTGGCGGTAGCGATGCACTGTAGATCTACAATGCGCTCTTCCTGCTGCTGAATCTGTGCCCGCATTCTTGGCAGTCGTTCAAACCATGCCCGCACCAGCTGGGCCTTTTCATTCTTAGGTGGCTTTTCGTTCTCGCTTTCAGGTGTCCATGTGCGGATCATTGTTCCTCCTTTACTCCTTCCAAAAACAGCAGCACTCCGGGTGCTGCAAACGGGACGCGGTAAATTTCAATGTCTGATTGGGTGATGTACTTACGGCCAAACAGCCGTTTCATGTCCTTCCATACGGCCCACGGGACGCGGTAGAAAGCCCTGCCGCTAAATGAGCATAGTACAAAGGCGACACCTCCGAGAGCTTCTGTGCGGCTCAAACGAAGCGCTTGCGCGGTCAACACACGATCAAAGGTCAGCCGGTCACTGTCAGTGTGCTTTGCTTCAAAATTGATGGCTCTTCCGCCTTTGAGAATGCCTTTGTAGTCCGGCTGGGCCTGTTTCGTGTAGCAGGCAAGGAACCGGCCAGCACGGTCCGGGCTTCCAATCGGACGCATCGGTTCCGGGGTCTTTTCGATGTCTGCAAGGCCGATGGATCTGTAATAGGCGCAGGCATTGTCAATGATGCTTTCAAAGCTAGCGCCCTCTGCGCGGCTTCGGGCACCTGTATAGCTGCGGCGAATACTTGCCGCCGTTCTTCGGTTATTCATTGCTCAATTCCTCCACATAGCGCCATCCTTGGGGCGGGCGAGTGATCTCCACAGGCCGCATGCTCAAAAGCACAGCTTTCATTCTCACGTCTCTCCCTTCAGTAATACTCGATTTCCACCAGCGAGGTGGACACCAACTCAAAACGTCCATCTTCCAGAGGGATGCGGAGCAGGTGATACTGCTCTCTGCAAGCGTATGATTTCGGCAGCAGCTCTCTGAAGTCCTCCACGGTAATGGTGTACTTCGGCTTACGCCTACCGGCATAGCCAACTTTTTCAATTGCCGGGGAGTAGACCGTGACATGGTAGCAGGGATGGTCAGCAGTTTCAGCTTCAGTTTTAGTTTCAGCATCAGCAGATGTCGAACTACAGGATGTAAACCACAGCGTCACAATCAGCAATGCTGCTGACACGATAAAGCAGGCCATTCTCTTTTCGGTTTTCATGCTTCACTTCGCCTCCTCAAAAATCCCAGTCGTCGGGGACATACAAACGGCACTCTCCATCCCCGTTGTCGCTGGTCGGTTTATCAAACGGGCAGCCCGGGCAACCATTTCCGACTGCTAAGTGGCAATGGCAAAAATCCATCAAATAATGGGCCATGTCCTCCGGCCTCATAGTGTCGGTTTCAGGGTTAGATTTCGCTTGATTATTCATCGTCGCCCCTCCAATACTCCACGAAATAGGTCAAAGTAGATTTGCCGCTGCGCTTTTCCTTTCCCACGCGGACGGTGTAGCCGTTCATCGACAGGACGACAACCAGAGCTTTCCGGTCCTCCACCTTGTCGCAGTCAATCTTGTAATGCTGTGACATTACCTGTACTCCTTTCCGGTGGCCTTGTCCCTTAGCGGGATGCGGCCAATGATTTCAAACCCTGCGATACCGGCCATCTGGCGCAGCAGGGGAACGATGTCTCCGATTCTGTCAAGCCGGGCGGCTTCCTTCTGGTACTCGTCCCGGCAGATGTTGCGCATGGCCGCGGTCGGTGTCGGGTCTGCATAATGCTCGGCATTCCGGCCCATATTTTCCTTGCTCATGTTCAAGCTCCATTCTCCAACAGGTCAAACAGAGTGGGTGCATCCTTTTCTGCATCCGCAGATTCCAGATAGCCCACGCCGTCACGAAAATAATCCGGGTTCAGCTCCACGCCCTTGCCCTTGCGGTTCATCTTCACCGCTTCATACGGCACCGTGAAAAGCCCTGCAAAGGGGTCAGCAACAAGTTCGCCCTCATTGCTGTACCGCTCAATCAGGCGCTGCACGATGTCGATCTGAAGCGGGCAGACGTGGAGGTTCTGCCGCCGCTGGCTCTGGGAGGTGTTGAGCGTTTTCATCCGCACAATGTCGTCCCAGACCGTCATATCCCATGAGCCGGGCGCAACGACCATAAAGGTGCTCGGCAGCCGTCCGTCTTTGTCGAGGCTTTCTGCGAGTTTGACGTGCTCGCCGTAGTCGTAGACACTGTCGCGGCTGAACTTCCGGTAGACGCTCTGGAGTTTGGAGGTTGGAATCTTCTCCAGATCCTCCCTAGCAAAAGGCCTGTCGCCGCTGGAACGCCAAAACGCATGAGCGTCAATCTGCCACTGGGCGCGGGTGTATTCCTCTTTGGACTTCTTCACCGGCGTATCGGCATATCCACGGCTGCAATCGGTGGGCAGCTTGCGGAACAGCAGGATGTATTCTGGGCAGCCAACACCCATCTTCGTGCCGTCCTTGCACTGCTCCGTCCATCCCAGACGGTAGGTCTGGTTATTCTCCCGGACAACGTCCGTGACAACCGTAATCATTCCGAAATAGGCGAACCCATGCTTCCGGAAATGAGCGATACAGTCCGCGTGAAACGGCTCAATGGTCGGCGCTGCAAGGCCGGTGACGTTGGCGAACTCCACGCGATCTTTCACATGGATTGCAGCCACGCGACCCGGCTTCAGGGTGCGCAGCAGTTCCGGGGTCAGATAGTCCATCTGACGGAAGAACTCTGCATCATCCGGGTTATGGCCGAAGTCATTGTACGAGGGCGAATATTCGTAATGGTTTCCGAACGGGATACTAGTCACATACAGGTCAATGCTGTCCGTTGGCCAGTTCCGGACTTCTTCCACACAGTCGTTGTTGATGGCCGTGTAATTGTTTCCCTTGACTTCCACTCTCTCACATCCTATCGTTCTCTTCAGGGTCTCAAGCGCAAGGCTACCGAGACCGTATTCTTTGATGATTTCCTCCATCTGCTCGCTCAGTTCATCGTACTGTCTCCACTTGCGTTGCAGCGCCAGCAGCACCTCCGTCTCCGTGTCCATGTACAGGATGTCGATGATGACCGGGGACTTTTGCAGGAAACGGTAGATGCGGTGAATGGCTTGAATGAAGTCGTTGAACTCGTAGTCGATGCCCATGAAAATGGCGCGGTGGCAATGGCGCTGGAAATTGCAGCCGGAACCGGACAGGCTTTTCTTGGTTCCGAAGATGCGGGTGCGGCCCTGTGCGAAGTCCATGACCCGCTGCTCTCTGGTTTCCAGCTCCATGCTGCCGTAGATATCGACCATCTCCGGCACGGCCTTTTTGAGCGCCTTGCGCTCGTCCTCCAAATCGTGCCAGACCACAAAATGCTCGTCCGGCGGTGCCTCCGCAATGATGCGGGCTACCTCGGCGGCGCGAATATCGATGCTGTCCCGCTTCTCTTTGGCTGCATCCTGCAAGCCCATCGCGGCATCATGGCCGAGCTTCATCTGGCCGTCGGCTTCAAATTCAGCGGGCCGGTCAAGGCTGTTCAGCTTGTGATACCGGATGTCCAGCGGCGGCAGGGCGTAACCATCATCCGAGAATCCGAGATCGGACGGCTTCTGAAGGAAAAGCCCCCAGCTGGCGCACCAAATCCAGAACTCCCGCTCGCGACCAGGATAAAGGGTCAGGTTGTTCGCTTTGGTGCTGTCCCTCTTGAAAAAGCGGGTCAAGCTCTGGCCGGTGTCCATAATTTCGAGGAACCCGGCATAGTGAATCAGCTCTTTGTAGCGGTTCGGGCTGGGTGTCGCGGTGTTGGTCAGCTTATACTTGATGCCCTTGAACTTCTGCATGAAGCTCTGATAGGTCTTGCTGCCGAAGCTGCGCAGTGTGGCGGCCTCGTCCAAACTGACCGCTGTGAAATGATGCGGGTCAATGTCGCCGTCTCTGACGCGCTCGTAGTTGGTCAGGACGATGGGGGCTGTGCTGGCCTCCACTTCGGCCATCGTGCGGCAATAGGGCGGCTCGTCAATGCCCAGCAGGTTCACAGCGTCGGCCTTGAACTCCGGCAGGACGTTCAGCGGCATCACAACGAGCGTCTGTCCGCCCTCGTGCTTCTGTAGCAGTCTGCACCATTCGAGCTGCATGATGGTCTTTCCCAAACCGAAGCGGGCGAAAATGCCACGGCGGCCCCCGCGCAGCGCCCACAGGACGCTCACGCGCTGGTGATCTTTCAGCGCCGGGCTGACCTCGGCGGGGTCAATCTCGATACCGGACAGGGGAGCAATGTCGATTTTGCGCTCCAAAAACTCCTTGTATGTCATTTTGCGTGTTCATCTCCCATTGTTCTCCCTCCCTCACTTCACAGACGGGTTCACGCGCTCAACCAGCTCACAGCCGGGCACTGCCGTGCCGGTCTTGAGCAGGGCCGCAATGGCCGTTTTGTTTGGCGTGCGGGTGGTCATCTCGGTCATGTACTCGGCAGGGACGGCAGCTTCATCCAGCACGCAGACGGCCTTACTGCGGCGAAAGCTCACCGCGCACCGGTCACTGCTGAAGTTCTGCCCACCCAGAGCATCGGTCAGATAGTGCTTGAGACTGTCGATCTTGCGCTTTGCGGCTGCCTTGCGGTCAGCAAAAGCCTTTTCCTGCGCTTCAAAGGCCGCAACATCGGCTTCGAGGTTCTTTACCCAGCAGGCGATGTTGTCCACCTTCTCGGCCTTTGCCATGTTCAGCTCTTCCAGCCGGTCGATGTCCATAACCTCGCCGGTCTCCTGATCGATGCAGTCCAAAATCTGCGAGTTGATCTCATACAGGTTCATAGTGCTTTTTACCTCCATTCGTTCAGAGCACGAGAAACGGCCCTGAACGGCGTTTTGCGTTTTGTGGTATAACTTTGCCGGTTTACCCTAAAACCATGCTCAGAGGGCCGCGTATGCCGGTCTGAGCGCGTGTGTACCGGCTATTGCTTTTTTAATGGCCTTCGCCGGGCTGCGTCTGCCAGAAAATTCTTTGCATTTTCGGCTTCCTCTGCCGGGCGGCTTGCCATGAACGCCCGGTTGCGCGGGGCATTCGCCTTTTTTGCTTCATCCCTATCACGGGATATCCACCCGGATGCTGCAGCCTTCCAGTTCTTCATGGGATTCCGGCCCACCTTCCAGCCGTTGGACTCGTAGTAGGCATGGAACCGAATAGCCTGCCCTTCTGTGCCACCCTTCTCCGCAAAGTAACTTTTCACCGTTTCAACATCCGGCGGTGAAAACCTGCTTTTGGGGGTAGGGGACAGCGCTTCAGCGCTACTACTATCAGATACTTTAGTATCTGTTGTACTTTGTACTTTGTACTTTAGGGGCCTTTTGGTTTCGTTTGGTTTCTCAAAAAAACCAATTGGTTCCGTTTGGTTATCGTCAAAAACCTTTTGGTTTTCGTCGGTTTTCTTTGGTCTGCCGCCCTTTCGACCTGCTTCTCGGTGCGCAAGAATAGAACGTTGATACGTCTTTATGTTTTCGTCCATAAATGAGCGCAGGGATTCAAAGGCCACCTGTTCGATAGGCTCAAGCCCTTCCGGCTCTTTGCCGTGCTCCACATACTGCCGCATTTTTGTGAGCACGTTTTTGTATTGCTCAGGTGGCAGGATGTCCAAGATTACGAACTTGTCAAAGGGTATCAACAAGCCTTTTGGGCGAGCCATTTCGATATCGTCCACCACTAACCACCTCCTTCCCGTTTTTGAAAACCAAACGCTTTTCGTAAAAACCATTTGGTTTTCTTTGGTTTTTACAGGTCGATGATCTTAACCTCTACGCCGTAGCCGATGACGTTCCGGCACTGCTGTTTGATGCGGGGGATTGCAACAGCGCTGCTTTTGAGGAACTTCTTCGTGCTGGGGGTGCAGGCCAGATACAGCGTAACGCCGTCCAGACTGGCCTTGGTTCCGCGCAGGTTGTCCGCAATGAACTTGTCACCGTAGACCTCAACACGGCGAATAACCTCTCCCCAGTTCGCAAAATTCTTGCCCGGATACTTCGTAGGGGTGGTTTCCTGTTCAGCCTGCTGGCTGTTCTTGCTCTTGAGTTCGTTCAGGGCATCCAGCATTGCCGTCATGCAGGAAGAGCACACCTTGATCTCGTTCTGAAGCTCAACAAGGGCACTGTTCAGGACCACCAGCTGGTCAATGGCCTTCTTCATGTCCTCGTTCTGCTGGTACAGGCGGCTGTCGATAGATTTCAGCAGGATACACACCCGGCTATCATCCGGGGTATCATTCGGTACATCCGCAAGCATGAAGTCGTATGCACCGTTGCGGATATTGATAACTGCCGACACGGAACGACCGATAATGGCTGCGACCTCTGCATCTGGCAGGCCCTTACTAAGAAGAAGCTTTGCATTGCGCACCTCTTCCGGCATAATATTTCTTTTTGCTGGCATTTTTCTCTCCCTCATTTCTGCCGCTCAGAACGGCAAATCTTCATCGTCGTTGATAACGGCAAAATCGTCCGTGCCGGTCTCAGCCGTCTGCTGGGCGCTCTGAGCGTTTCTAGCTTCGCGGGCATAACTTTCCGTCTGTTCATCAAAACCCCGTGTAGACGTGTTGTCAGGGGCTTTCGAGCCGCAAAAGCTGACCTCACGCACCTGAATCTCATAGGCAGTGCGGTTGTTGCCCTGCTTGTCCTGATATTTCCGGGTCTGCAAGCTGCCATTGACGGCGATCATGCTGCCCTTGTCGAAATACTGGGAGATGAACTGCGCCGTCTTGCCCCATGCAACGCAGGGCAAGAAATCCGTCTCGCGCTGGCCATTTGCAGAATAGCTGCGTTCGCAGGCGACATCAAAAGAGCAGATCTCCTTGCCGCTTGTGGTGGTGCGGAGTTCCGGGGTATGGGTCAGACGTCCAATAGCTGCGATCATGTTCAGCATAGATCAGCCCTCCTTCGGCTGTTTCTGGGCACACGTCCAGCACAGGACGCGCCCAAACTTCTTCTTGGTGCTTGCGGCGGTCTCTGCCGGTTCAACGGTGCGGTTCTTATAAGACACCGGCTGAAGTGGTTTGCCGCAGCAGGCGCAGATAAAGGGCTGTTCCTGTACAGGCTGCGATTTCGGGGCAGGAGCATTACGCTTCGGAGCAGGAGCTTCACGCTTCTGAGCAGGCTGCTTCTGCGGCTTGTTCACACCTGCGGGGTTTCGACCTTCTGCCGCATGATACTCGTCCGTGTCGGCATCCTTGGTATCGTCGATGCAGAACAGGCCGTTCAGGGCATACTTGCGGGCGTAGCTGCTGGATGTTCCCGTCACCTGTGCAGCGTCCATCTTGGTTTTTTGCTCCGGCTCTCTTGCGTATGCCTTCACGGAAATGCAGCCACCATCCAGAGATTCCAATTTTGCAGTGGCTTCGATGTAGTGCCACCCCTCAAGAACCTTCGGTTCATCGGAGAGCGTAAGCAGCAGGTCATGAGCCTTGAGAATAGGCTTCACTGCTTCCAAAATGTCCTCACAGGAACGATATCTGTACCCGCCGAAGGTGTTCATCTGCCCTTTAGGGGCCTTGAGTTCGCTCTGCACAGCGGCCAGAGCGGCGTAAATGCTTGTGCTTTCCATTACTCTTCATCCTCCTGATCTTCGGTCTGTTCTGTCCCTCGCGGCAGGAAATAGTAATCATCCGGCGGCTCAAGTGCCGGGCCGTAGCCGTCAAGGGAAAGGTCGTACATCGGATTCATACTGCCACCTCAGGTGCCGGGTCAATGGCGGCAGGGGAGATGTCCGGTGCAGGAATCAGCTTTCCAGCGGTCAAACGCTGCAGAGCAGGGGAGTGCTGCGTTTCGCTTGCAGGCTTCCCGAACTTGACCTCGGCACCCAGATCTTCGACCTCGACCGTGACGCGCAGGCGGTACAGGCTTCCTGCTTGACCGAGGGTAGAATAGACATCGTTCATCAGCTTGTCGATGACTTCCGGGACATAGTTCCCGCCCACAAACCTGCCGTCGCTCGAAAAGCGGCCCTGAATCTCAACATAATTTTTTTCCATCTGTAAAAACCTCCGATTTTGTGGTATCATCGGGGTGATGAAGTCGTTCAAACTCATCATCCCTTGCAGCTCGTCGGTGTTGGCGCACCGGCGGGCTTTTTTCGTATAGTGCGTACCGGCGGCAGGCTGTCCACCTCGCTGCGGTCGATACGTTCCCGCGCAAATGTGTACTTGTAAGTTCGATGGCTGCCGCTGAGCCCATGGCTGACGGCAGACGCAAAGCTGTTCGCGCTCTTGTAGCCCAGCCGCCGGGCACACATCTCAGACGTGCCGGATGCCAGCAGATCGCCGGTTTTGGCATCCCAGACGGTGTACCACATGACGCTGGTAGCGTTTTCATTACGCGCCCTATAATCCCTGCAATATTGGTTGTGGCGCTCTCTGCGGCAGGAAGCGCAAAAGCGCAGGTTGCCAGCAACATTTTCCATCACCTTGCCGCAGTCCAAACAAACGCGGGTAAAGTGCTTTCCTTTATTCATGGGTGGTGTCAGCCCGCCTTCCTGCCGCTCTTCACGGTATTGGCCTGCGGCTTGTGAATCTTGCGGGGCCGCTTCTCACGCGCTTCGGCTGCAAAGCCCAGCCGCATGAAGAACACCGCCAGCAGAATCAGCACCATAGCCGTAATGAACGCACCGTCCGAAATGGTGCCGCCGGTCTGACAGGTGCCCTCGAGGCCCATGCTGTACAGCAGGCCCGTCGCAAAGCTCCCCATTGCAAGCCAGTACCAAACGCCAGATTTGATTCTCATGCGGATTCTCCTTTCTCAACAGTAGGGAAGAACAGCTCCCCGATTTCGTCCTGCCGGATGTCCAACAGTTCACAAATTGCTACGATCTCTTTACTTGTCCACGGCTGGTGCCCGTTCATCCGGGCGCTCATAGTGTACCGGCCAATGCCGCTATGTTCAGCGACTTCCTGATCGCGGTAGCCGCAGCTGTGGAACCGCCCCCGCAGCTTCCAGTACGGAATCTGCCGGAAGGTGCCCTGTACGACCTTCATCATGCTTTTTCGACCTCTTTTCTTTGATGTGTGCCAGCCGTGCAGGCTGGTTCTTGTCCCAGCGGGCTTCCCGCCAGTATTTGTTCCGCCCGTTCATCAGGCGGTCTCCTTGCCAAGACGCTGCTCCTTCTCCTGCTCGCTCAAAAGCTCGCGGGGGTCAACGTTCAGCGTGTCGGCAATGGCCTTGAGCGTCCGGGGGCTGGTGCCGCCCTTCTTTTTGATGTAGTAGTAGGTGGCCCGCTCAAGGCCAGCAGCCTGCATCAGCTCGGTAACATTTACTCCCCGTAAAATCATCAGGGATTCAATTTTTTTCATGCTTACCTTCAAATTATCACCTTCTTTCACGCTTCCAGCCGCTTTGCCCGGACATTCAGAAACTGGTTCACAAAGTAAATCTGTCCCTTCCCCGTGACTTTCGGGGTCTTGTTGATGCTGGTGTGGCCGTCCGAGTGCACCACGGTGGTCTCCTTGATCTCAAACAGGCACATTTCCACGGCCCGCTGGGTGGGCATATTATAGTCGCTGCGCTTGGGGTCGCGGATCAGATAGCCGTGCTCCCGCATCCAGCTGAACAGCCGGTTCTGCCCGATCTGCACACCGTTCTGGCACAGCAGTTTTGCCAGCTCACCTACAAGGATGCTCTTCTTGCTGGCGCTTACAGCATCCGCAAAGATGCCCTTCGGGGTCAGCTCTGCAATCTGAGCGTCCTTGTGTTCCAGCTCGTCGTGGGCGGCAATAAGGGCCTGCGCCATCAGCTCCGCGCGGGAAAGCTGCGGGCGCTGTGCCAGCTGCTTCTCCATCTGGTTGAAGGCCTCGATGTACTTGAGCTTCCACTGCACGGCTTCCTTGCCGGTAAAGCCCATGGCCAGCAGGGAAAAGCCGTCGCGGTTCATCAGGTACATGGTGGCCTTTTTGTTTTGAGCAGTGGTGTACTCGGTCTTGTGGAACATTTTGAGGAGAGCGCAATTTTGCGCCGTCAGATTTTTGATGGAGCGGAGCACATCTTTATGCTCTTTTCCGAATCGTTCGGCAACGTCCCGGCTGGATGCCACCGGTTCGCCGTTCTGGGTGGATAAGATGATGTCGTTCATGGTGAAGATGTACCTCCTTGTATTCACTTCACTTTCGCTGTAAAATAAAAAAGAGGAAAGGAGGTGAATGAAAAAATGATTTTTGAAAGTCTTTTAAGCATGCATGGTCTGAATATGCAAATTGAGCGAGATGGCGAAATTATTGCAACCGTTCCGGGTTTGCCGAACCGGGAAACAGCAACGAATCGGCAGTACGTTGGGTTTTGCCCGGGAACCGATATTAAGATAGACGACGTTGTTATCACTCCAGCCAGTGAACGGCTTTATGTCACGGAAACGCAGGCATCGTTCTTCCAGAAGCAGCAGGAAGAAATAAAAGCGTTCTATATGACCGAAGTCGAGAAAAAGCGGAAAGAAAACGAACAGCGTCAGAGCAATATTTATAACATCGGTACAGCTTACGGTTCTGTAATTGGAACAGCCAATACAGCGACCATCAACTACCAGACGAATTTTCAGGAACTGCGGGAAAGGGCAGAAGCTGAAGATGCACCGGACAAAGAGCAAGTCCAGAAGTTAGTTGATCTTGTTGAGATGATCGTAAATGACCAGATTCCTCCGCAGAAGGGATTGTTGTCCAAGTTTTCCGAAACGATGGAACGTCACTCGTGGATTACAAGTGCTGTTGCATCTGCGCTTGTATCGTGGTTGACACAACTTCCGCACTGATCTCGATGGTCAAGTTTAACAATGCTTTTCCATTGCTGGACTGAACCAACGAATAATCCTTCACGTTCTGGATAACCGTTCCGTCTATCTGGCAGCTAAAACGATTGTCCAAGTGCGACAGCTGAATCTCTTGCGCCCCGCGCTTCTCTTCCTTAGGAGCGTGGGGCCTTTTGCTGTTGCTCATCTTCTTCACCTCCTTTGAAAATGAAACTTGCAAGAAAAGTGTAA